ATAGAGACGGTTGTTAGTGCTTGTGACCCACTCGCAAAACCTCTGCCAGTTACTGGATGCTTCTCTTGTTACTGAGATAGCTGCCATTAGAATACACCCGGGATGATTTGACCGGTTGTTACGTATGCGCCTACGGCTGCTACGAAGCCAAGCATTGCTGCCCAGCCATTAAATCTTTCTGCTTCTGGTGTCATTAGTTTTTGTTTTGGTAATACTTGTATAGGGGGTTCATACGCATACTCGTTTTCGAGCAGCGTATCAAGATCTTTAGTTTTCATATATCAAAAATTCACATCTGATCTATCTAGTTTTGATATGATGTCTGCTCTGTATGCAGGGTCGTTATCATACTTAGGGTCATTCATTGCAGCTACTAACTCAGCTTGACTTCTAAATACATCACCTTTGGAATCAGCACCTTTGCCTGATAGCATTCTGCCTTCATATCCAACAGCGTCTCTGTATTTAGCTTGCAAAGCTGATACTCCTAATTTAATAGCATCTACATTTCCAGTAGCTATTAAACCATCGAAAGCTTCAACTTCTTTTTGTTCAAGATTAGTAGATGCCCAAGAAATTATTTTGTCGTACTCTTTCTGACCACCTACTGAGTTCTGGATTGCATTAATCTGAGCTTCTGATACATCAGGTCCTTCCTCTTGTGGAGGAGCATTCTTCTGCATTTCTAAGTAGGCATTAACGAGATCTTGACTACTCATCTCAGAGAACTTTTCAATAGTTTCCTTAGATAGTGAGTTGTTGTTATCGTAATACTCCTTAGTAGCTTCAGTTAGCAAAGCAACTGCTGGAGTTTCCTCAGCCTTTGGTTCTTCTTCCTTTACTTCTTCGGTGGTTTCTTTGTTTTCTTGTACGGCATCTTCTTTACTCCCTAATTTTTTTTGTAATTCAAGGTAAGCACTTTCTAATTCTTTTTCATTTTTGTACTTACCAGCCAGTAGCCCTTCTTGTTCAGCTACTAACTCTTCACCAACCTTAAGAGAATCTTGCTCTTCAGCCGTCAACTCCGGGGTTGGTTCTTCAGTATTAACTGTTAATGTTTCTGCCATTTATTGTTGAATAGGTGGTGCTTCTTCTTCAGGAGCATTCAGTTCAGGGTTCTTACTTGGGTCCATCATTGGAGCACTAGCTAATTGCCCTGCTTGATCTACCATTGATTGTTGCATCTGTGCTTGCTGTGCTTGCTGCTGTTCTTGTGCCATCTGTTCTTCAGTCTTAACTAGATTGAGAACGTCGATACCTTGAGAAGCTGCAAGTCGTTTAATTGCTTCAAGAGGATTGAGGTATGTCATCATTGCTTCTGGTCCTAAAGTCTGAGCGATAGTACCAACAAATTGAGTAAGTGACTCTCTGTCTTGTCCTCTTCCTAAAGCATTCACGCCAGCCACGATAGTAGGTCTGACAATATCCTTTGGAAGTTTTGGTAATTGATTAGATCTTTGCAGAACTAATAGTGTTCTATCGAGATAAGGTATTAAGAACTCAACTGTTAGCAGTGAGAATATCCCACCCAATTGTTGTTCAAGTTCTAGCTGTGTAAGGCGTACCTCTTCAGCTGTAACTCTTTCTGCCTGCCTTATGTTCATAACAAGGAAAGCTTCTAGTAATCTTTTCTCTATAGCGTTTGCCATATTTGCAGCTGTTGAGAAATCAGCAGTTTTTCCTACTTGGATTACTGCGACATCTTCTGGTCTGCCTTGAACGATGGCTCCGTTCCCAGCCTTTGCAATGGTGGCTGGCTTGGTAGTTGAACTAGGTGATACAAGAAAAACAACTTTGCTTGCAGCAGCTGCTCCCTCTATAAGACTTTGACTCAAACCGTCAAGTGATTTTAAATCTCCTAAAAATTCTTCTACTCTTCCACGACCATAGTCTTCTCCATCCACAGTATTGAACCTTAGTGGCAGCCAAGGGCTGGCATTTTTAGGTGCAGTACTTTTAGTTTCTGGAATAATTTTATCAAATGCTTCTTGATGCCATTCCCATCTACCATTCTTGGTAAGTTTGACGTGGGTATATACTGTGACATCATCGTGAGTACCATCGTTCTCATCAATACCTGTATTAGGGTTGGGAGTTGGTAACTCTATGTCTAAAACTTCACGAGCTATAAGTTCCTTAGTGACTATCTCTAAGACATTTCCATTTCCGTCTCGGTTGATAACATATCTAGTTAAAGGAAAAGTTTTAATCCCATCTTTGCCCATAAAGACAAGAGCATTACCACCAACAATTAAATGTTTTAATGCTTGGTGTATTGCTACTCGATCATTACTGGCAGCTATATAATCCATGACCATTCTCTCCATCTTAGAGAAAGAGAGATCTATATCACTTCTTATTTCTGGGTCAAATTCCTTACCTAGTTTGTCGTCCCTTACTTGCAACTTAAAGAAGCTAGTCTGTGGTGGTAAAACTGCAAGCATAAGCTTGGCAGCTAAAGTCACCACACACTTAGCTCCTACTGATTGCCAAGGAACCGAGAGAGATTTGTGATGTTGCTTAGTCGATGTATCGTCATCAATTAAATAAGGCAACGTGAGCTTCGAGCAATCAACTGCCTTGTCAAGGAACTGTTGACGGGAAGTTGATAGCTTGTTATATCTCTCGCGTGCTGTCATTACTGTATTCCTGTAGGATTATTATTACCTGTGTTTAAAGATGATGTTAAGCCTGTTGAAGCTTGATCTTTTTTAATCCTTAAGTCTCCTGTACTTCCCTTCTTACCTTTCTTAGTACCTAGCGCAGTAGAAGCTTGCTTAACAGTTGGGTTAACTGGTTTAGCTTTAACTTCTGGTAAAGGCTCAGGCATTGGTGGTGGTGGGGGAGGAGTAGGAGCTGGGGGTAGTGGTGGTGGTGGGGCTGGTGATCTGTTTCCTCCAAATACACACATTAGATTTCTTCCTCCATGATGGATCGTATATATTCAATGACGCTGGATTGTCCAGCGCGGTACATAATAGTATTTATGTCTTCCTTTGGATGGATTGGTTTCCAACCAAAATTTTCCTCAAGTCTATCTATCAGCTTGTCTAATCTTTCGTTGTGAAGCTTAAGCGTATTGAGGGAGATTTCTGTTGTCATGTTCAAAGAACGCAGGCATTCTGGCTGCCTTGGTGCCATTTAATTGTGGTGCTTTACCTTCATACATAAGGCGATCACTAGCATCGAGCCAAAATTTTTTGCTCAAATATTTATCTTCATTCTGCATAGCCAATGGCTGCATAATCCAATTAATAGTTGCCTTTCTTAGTTTGTCTAATGACTGACTAGGTTTAAGTCCTAGCTCTGCACAGACTAAGGAGTTAGTTGCTACGTGGACTTGTTCGTCCCGGGAGATGTCTGCCGAAACAGTCATCAACCCAGCATCTCCGTTAAATCTGAAGAAAGGTAAGAGAACAAAAAAGATTGCTCTCTCGATAACTAATGCTTTTGTAATGGTGTGATCTGGATGTGACATCCAAGCATCTCGTAGACGTAAGGCTTCAGCTTCGGCTTGGTCATTTACGCCATGAGCGTTGGTGATATATCCGAGAGCGAGGTCATGTTTGATCTCATCCTTTACGTTTGATTCCAGTAGTTCTCTAGATTTTTCAGGAATTTCTGAGAGAGCTTCTGATATAAAGTCGCCAACTGGTAGTTCCATGTGGCGTATTGCAAGAGCACGGTAGATGGTTTCTTCTGCTCCATTTTTAAACTTTCCTTTTGTAGGTTGGACCGGAGTCCAAGTTCTTTTTCTTGTTAATAGTTTTTCGTAGGGGTTCATTGTTGACAGTCACAAGCTATTTCATCGGGTTTATTGCTCATTAAATCTGCCAAGTAAGCGTCAACTTCGGACTCATCCAATGCAGCGTAAGCATCTGACTTGTCCTGAACGTCTCCCATTACTTGCAGAGAATAATAGAGAGAAGTCTGTGGACTAGAAAGCCACTCTTCTACAAATGCTTCATCGTAAGTCACCATGTCGCTCCAAGAATTGAAGCTATAGCCATGAAGCAAGCCGGTATTATCTAGCATGATCATTATTTGATCAGCTACTAATTTATAATTCTCCCATCCAACTTCGGATGCGATTTCTACGTTGCCATATTGCACTTGTTCTACCCCGAATGTCCCTGAATCTCTATCAACTGTTCTTGATATAGGAGGTGCGATCTCTGGAGTTGCTGTGTAGCCTTTGAGATCCTTACTTCTATACGAACAACTAGCAGTTGGAGCTATGGCAAATGCTCTAACCATGTTGTTCTCTCTTGCGATGTTAGCTGCGTCTTCTATGCCCAGAAAAAGTTCACGCGCAGCTAACCCTGCGTAACCTTCGTAACTCTCACCGTTGTTCACAGCTTTGAGAGCTTCGCCAAACTGGGCATAAGTAATATTGTTATTTGCTAAGAAGTTAGCTAGACCTAAGAGTCCGAAGCCAACTTGCCTGTCGATATCTGGTGTAAGATATTCTCCAGATTCTCCAACCCCCGTGACACCATGGAGCTTACACAAGCTGGACATGCCTTCACGGAAACCTGATCGTAGGTCGCCGATACGACAGGCAGACATATTAAGGTGCTGTAAGAGACACGTTCCGCGTGAGGGCAAGTAAACCTCAAGACAGACGTTTGAGTAGATTCGTTTTCCATTTTGATACTTTATTTTGTTGAGCCAAATGTCCCCTCTTGCAATTCCTCTAAGTATTGCTTTCTTAACTCCAGCTTCTGTATTAGCCCAGAGTCCCGGGGTAAGGTCAACACATCGTTTAACCCATGGGAGTTCTTCTCTGGTTGCTTGCACGAAGTCAAGAATATTGGCGTGGTCAATATCAAGATGAAGAACACACGCCCCATTGCGGTACGTACCACCGCGTCTAAGTATTTCATTTAATGTTGAGTAAATTTTTGCGAATGAGACTGGACCGCTTGCAACAAGCGTGTCAGTTCCTTTATTTGTTTTGGTTCCAGCTGGTCTAAGTTTCGACAGGTGGACTGCAACGCCTGCTCCGTATCTGAGAGCATGCGATACAAATCTCCAGCTCGCTTCGATTCCATCTTTTCCTTCCATTGAATCTTCGACTACGAAGACTGTGCATGATACGGGTAGACGTGATTCTGGATTATCAATCCATGATTGGACTCGACCAGTCCTAGCGATTATGTTTGCCATTTATATGAGTGAATGTAAGTTTGGTTTTTTATAGTTAGGTCCCTTTAATACCTTTCCGTCTTCTCTTAAGATCGGTTTCCCATCTTCATCTAGTTTCGATAGGTTACTTTTATGTATCAGCTTTAAAGCTCTGTCTAAATCCCATCCCATATTCACTGCATATTGATAACAGACATACACAAGATCAGCTAATTCTTTTAGACATTCTTCTTTGTACTTATCAGTACTTCTAAACAACATCAATTCAGCTTCAATAAATTCTTTGTACTCTTCAGTTATCAAGCTGACTTGGTAATCCCTAGCAGCTTTACATGTTGAACTCTTGATGTTGTATTTCTTCCTGAACTCTTTTGCTTGTTCTGTATTCGATCTCATTTTGTAGGTAGTGGATTGCTTTTTCTAAATCTTGTATGTCGTTATCTTTATATCCGGCTCTGCATATGTATTTGATTACGTTTCCGAGGTGGTAGTTCAGTCCTTGATCTCTTATGAAATCCCATACTTCTATGGCTCCACGTTGATAATATTTAGGACCTTTATTTAATTTCGTATTCATTTGGGGGTGTCCAAAGTATGGGTTCTTTATTTTCATGGTCGTAGTCATCAGTCGTAAGGATTCGAGCAAGTCTTGCATTAACTAGCGCATCTTCCTCTGTCATATCTTTCTCTTCAAAAGTTTCAACGACTGCCTTCCATGTATAACCTTTCTCTTCAAAGATTTTCTCTGCTTTTTTAATACCTATTCCGGGAACGCCTGCGTAACCGTCGGTATTATCTCCAGCCATTGTCTGGATTAGATGCCACTTAGCTCCTTGTTCTGGAGAGATAGTGGTGTGTTCTTTAAAGTCATATAATTCTCCGGGGATCTGTCTCATATCTTTATCAGGAGAGACAATAACGTTCCCGGGATACTTAGTTGCATAGATACCCATGGTATCGTCAGCTTCGAGTGTATCTTTTTCAATCACTCTGTACTCAAGTTTTAATCTGTTGATGACGCGTTTAAAACCACAGGGCTTTTTTCGTTGTCGATGACCCTTATAATCCGGTAAAATTTTTTTCCTAAAATTATTGGGACTTGTAAAAAACAATATGATGTCATCAAAATTGCCAAACTCGTCTTCAACCTTCTTTATTTCACGTTTTACCGCACTATAAGCTTCTTCAAAATTTGAAGTTACAATAATAAGGTTTTCGCCAAAATCAATCTCTGTTTCTGTTGCTGCACAACATTTATAGACAATGTAGTCGCAATCTATTAATAATTTCATAAATCAATGTACGTCTGCCCATGTCTTGCCAGTTTTTGATTCTGCTGCGATTGGGCATCTTAAGTTGTAATATTCCCCTGCCAATTTTGCTGATATTTCTAAAACGCTCATAATTTCTTCGGCAAACTCAGGTTTTGTTTCGTATTGAAGTTCATCATGTACGAAAGCTAATTGATGAGTGTGTGCGTCATGTTTGAGGTTGTCATCAGCTATTACCATCCATCGTTTAGCAACGATTCCGGCACTGCATTGGAGGAGATAGTTTAAGGCTTTGTGTGGACTATCAACTAGGACTCTTCGTCCATCAATTGCTTTTAGCCATCCACCTTCTGCTTTTTTTGAAACTGCTTTTTGTAGGTCGGATAAACCATCAATAGCTGCAACAAAAGCTTCTCGAATTTCTTTTCCTTTCTTACTTGCTTGTCTTTCATTTAAAGAGTTGTCATAGGATAAACCTAACTTGATGTTTCCAGCTCCATATAAGTACGCATAAGATACAGTCTTAACCTGTCTCCTTGATATACCTATCTTGTCAGCATTTACTTGGTGAATATCTCCGTTAAGAAGAATATCTGCATATCGACCTCCGTCATATGCTCCAAGGTAGTGAGCAAGCATTCTTAGTTCGATTCCGCTTAAATCAGCACCGACCATGACTAGTTCAGGACTAGCGGTAAAGAGTTCTCTAAACTCAGGTGCACTAGGTACTTGGGCTAAATTCGGCTTACGATGAGCACATCTAAATGTGTTCGTACTAACCGAGCAATGGTGGTGTATCTTACCTTCAGTCGTAACAAGCTTGTTCCAAGCGTTCACGCCTTCGGATATCATTCCAAGCTTCTTCTTTATCGTCAAACATTTCGCACATAGTAGCGAGAAGGGAATATTTATCTCCGTCAATATAATCTCGTCGATAATTGGTTTCCCAGTCGTAGTGGTCTTGCTCAATTTGACATTCAAACGATTCGTCAGAATCCATGCTATGTGATCTCTTGATGTTGGGTTAAACTCCTTTATTCGTTGTATTTCACATCCTTCTCTGTATCCTTGTGTTGCGTTATCTCGTTTAGGAGTGAACAACGATCCTGCAACGTAAGGGAATTGTCCTCGAAGTATTGCTTCAGTTTCTTCCATCTCTCTTCGGAGATGTGACTCAAGTTCGAGAGCTTTTGATTCATTAAATGTCCATCCATTTATTTCTTGCTGTGTCAGTATTTCAGCGACTCGGTGCTCTAATCTACACGAGTCATTAAGGGGCGGAAGTGCTCGCATAATTTTGTTGTTACTTGTACGTCTTGTACGCAATAATCTTGCATTTCTTGGCTCCAATCAGACCAATCTGTGGTCTTGCCAAATTCACCTTTATATTCACCTAATCTGTAGCCATAAGCTTCTAAGCTATGTCGTCCATATAACTGTAAGGGCATTCTTTGCCATGCTCGTCTCTTATCTATCTCCATCAGGTTTGGATGATACATCCTAGATAAAGTAAGAGTATCAATAACATCCCCGTTAGGGTTAAACCAAGAATAAGTTTTCCGAAGAACAGGTAAATCGTAGCCAATAATATTATGACCAACGATAACATCAGCTTCGGTAAGCCAATGTAAACCCTCCGTGATCGGGTAGCAGTCACCACCCTGATCATTAAATACGAACGTCTCTTCCTTTTGGGAGTCGTAGATGGCAATACAATGTATTGTAGAAACGTCATGTAATAGTCCGTTAGTTTCGCAGTCAAATACGAGCATTTGTTTTTCCGACATAAGTTTTATCTTTAAACTTTGCTTTCTTTTTTTGCTCTTTTGTAGGTGGATTAGGTTTAGAAATCGGTTGAGGTGGTACCGAAAATTGGGATTTCAGTTTCATGGAATTTACAGGTAGATTTGTCGTATTTCAATTCAGCAGCTACTCCAGTCTCTCCGGAGTATCTGTTCTTTAGTACTCTCAATGTTGATACGTCGTCCATGGATTGCTGGTCGCGTTCTAAGGCGAGTACGGTATCCGAAAGCTGAGATATAGCCTGACTTCCGCGTAGTTGCCCTAATGAAACCTTCGCTCCATCGGTGTGATCTTTATCTGTTTGAGTTCTTCTTAAATGGGATACAAGGAATAGAGATATACCAGTACGTTCTACTAATGACCTTAACTTAGTCATAGTTGTGTCGATCATACGTCTCTCATCTCCGTCTAATCCACTCAATAAGATAGATAAGTGGTCCAAGAAGATGATGCGGATGTCCAATCCCAGAGCCATATACTCGATTCTGTTGTAAATGATGTCAGGTGATAAGCTGCCGAAATGATCGTATAAATAAAGATTCCAGTTAGCAATTGTTGAATCATATGCTTCTTGTAATACTGCGTGTTCGTGTTCTCCTAGATGCAGGGCTTTCCCCACAGCTACAGACATAAGTCCTAAAGCTGTTCGCCTGTTAGATTCTTCTAATGCGATATATCCGACACGTTCGCCAGATGTTAATAAGTCAGTAGCTAACTGGCGACAAAAGGTAGATTTACCTTGACCAGTCCCAGCCGTTATGGTGGTTAGTTCTCCATAACGTATACCGTGTGTTTTATCCTGTAATCCTTGTAAGTTATATGTGTGATCACATGGTGGTGAAGGTGTGGTAACTAATTCAAGAAGTGATTTTCCATCCACGATGCCGTCCGGTTGATAAGGTTTAGCATCCCAGATCGCACGCCTGATAGCATCCGCGTCGTTGTTTTGGAGAGCGTCGCTCGCATCCTTGTAAGGGTCGGCGAGGTGAGCAATCTTGACGGTACCTTGAGGAAGTAAAGAAGCAACTTGTTCCGTCGCCTTCCTACCGGCATCGTCTTTATCAAAGAAGAGGATGATCTCGTCATATCCTTGTAGTAGTGGTATTTGTTTTTGTATGTCTTTTTTCGCGCCAGCTGCACCATGCGGTAACGATACCATCGGCCAGTTCTCCATAGCTTCATAGCAGCTCGCAGCATCTAGCTCACCCTCGGTGATAACAATTCGTTTACCACTATTAGGGAATAAGTGCTGACCAAAAAGAGTGTCTGTAGTTTCACCTTCATATTTAAAATCCTTAGATTTTGTTTTTATCTTGAATCCCTTAAGTCGTCCGTCAGAGTCGAAATAAGGGAAGCGTAAGTGTGCATCGTCTCTGAATATTTTGTAAAACTGGCATACTTTCTCGCTAATTCTTCGTTTTTGCAGCCTTTGGGCTGATCCTTTGAATTGAACATTGGTGGGCATGTGATGAGTGTGTGTATTTTCCTCGCCTGCTGTATATGTATTGCAAGCAAAACAGTAGCTATGACCGTCCGTGTAAATACTATTTGCATCGGACGAGCCACAGTTACTGCATGGTTCGTGTCTTATAAATTCGCTTTCTGTCATGTCAGCCAATCAATAGGTATGGTATGAAACGCACACCATTTAATTCCATATCTCTGACACCACTTTGCGTAGGTTGTCTTAGATTTTTTACTAATTTTTTTATAGGGGTCTTGGAAGACCATCCGTAGATCTATATCCGGATTATCAGCTATTACTTGTCTAATCTTGCGCCTATCTTCAGGTCGCCAGAACCCCTTAGTTTCAAGGCATACGCCGTTGGGGAGGAGGAAATCTGGTGTATAGAGGTGTTGAATTGTATAAGGAAAGGTTGTACTTTCGTATTCATAATCAACACCTAGTTCACATAAAAGATCAGAGACTTTCTCCTCTAATCCTGATTTGAACATTAGAAGTCGTCTTCCTCTACTGAGCTAGGAGTAGCATCTACTGTGACATTTGGGTCATCTGCTTTAAATCCAGATGTCTTACCAAATAGTTCTGCTACACCGTCCTCGTCTAAGTCTCCACTATCAATACCGGCTCCCGTCTGGATAGAAACGATCTGCACTCCGGACAATTTCAATGATGTGCCATATGTCACGCCATCTCTCAGAATGTAGGGTTTTTGATGAAAGCCGAGCTTAACTTTGGATCCTTCATATACTGGTGTATCTATATTCGTGATCGGTGTTCCTTCTGTATCTACTACTGGTGGTCTCTTATCTTCAGCCCATGAGAACTTAATGATATATTTACCTTCTTCGACTTCCTCCCACGGCTCGGGTCTACAAGTAGATCTCTTAGGATTCTTGAGTTTTGACTCAGCCCACTTAAGACAATCAGCTCTTTCAGACTCGAGCTTATCTACTAGATCTTGGTCAACTACTGCTTTAAGTGAATATCCAAATTTACTTGGTTTTAATATCGCCTGATAACCTTCAAGAGTTACAGGATTAGGTGTGATGTGGATGTTTTTTGCCATTAACAGAAAAAATATAGTGATTCAATTACTGATGACGGTTGAAGGTCTCCAATAATCGGTGGTTCAGACTCGGCTCCAATAGCTTGAGCAAAGTCGGTAAGGAAGTCATGCTCTGCGAACAGGTGCATGTATGTATCTCTAACTAGGTGGGATAACAAATTCATATCAGTCGCTCTACATAAGACTGAATCATGTATCAGACTTATTGGTGCGTGAAACTGTGTCGCGCATATGTGTAGCAATGAAGCATCGAGTGAATGTATGAGGTTAGGAGCTGTAGCGTTCTTGTGATGCTGGAGGTCAACTCCTTTCTCACCATCAGCTATGCGTACCTGTACTCGTCCTAGTAATTTCAATTCGAGTATCTTTGTCTTCATCTTCATAAGACGTTGAGTAACTCTGAATCCGGAGGGTGTGACCCATATCAATTGGTCCGTTCCTCGCTTGATTGCATTAGCTACTTCTGTCTCAATCCATCTCATTACTTTCATCGGTCCCGGGACAACCTCTTCCATTGCTGTCCGGACTGCGTGAACTATTTGAGTTAGTTCTTCATTCTCTACGTCAATATCAATATCATGGAATGCGTCCCTGATGTACTGACGATTGCTGAAAGGCTTTGCGTTGTAGGGGATTGTCATCACGCAACGCTTGGTTTTTTTCCTATCCCAATAGGGACGTAACCTTTCAGGTATGTTATGTAAACTCTTATCTGCTATTACTTGATAAGCGTCTTGAGGTTTTTCACTTGGTATAACGTTTACAAGTGAAGCTGTGGACTTATCTCGAGCAAGTCCGGCTAGTATCTGTAGCCCAGAGCATGTAGCGTCGGTTGCCACTGGTAGACCAGTCGTCGTCCTTGTTTCAGCTATCACTACTGCATAGTATTCTTCACATGCAGCAAGGAATTGCCAAGGTTCGTCAGCTGTCTCCCAATCTCCAATATTATTTATTGGGTCGGTTGCTACTCGTATGATCCTTGCTTTATTTTCAATAAGCTTCGGCCACATTAGTCTTTCATCTAACGTTGCCTTATCAAGACCAACAGTTGTAGCTACTTGGAAAGCTAACCACTTCTTACCTTCATCAGTAATAGGTGCTTCATCAGAAAACCTAATGAGACTCTTACCGAAGTCAGTATCTTGTGGTGTAAGGAAGCTAGGTATGGGATATGCTCTACCCCTGTAGTCGAAAGACCAAGGAATAAAGTAGTCCTTGCCTTTAAATTCACGTACGCAATTCATCGTCATACGTGTGCGACAACTGGTACGCCATTCATTAGCGTTCTTGTTCTTAGCTATCGCCGCTGTCTTTTTCCACTCCTTACGAGCTTCCTTGTTTGTATCAATATCAAAGGGCTTTGGAGGTTCAGGATGATGTAGTACTGGTCTAAACTTTCCTACTGTAATCTCCCTCTCTTCTAACTCCTCAGCTACCTCAACAGTAAAATCATTTAAACAGTATTTTACCTTTTGAATCAGGTTTAAAAATTGATAAGTTTTTTCTCCCTGTATAGGTAAGGGTACCCCCCTTCTAACCATTTCATGGCATTTAGTAATGTCATTTAAGTAGTAGCCGCCATCATGTAATTGGCTCCAATCTCTTGGCTCAATTAACATCGGCCAACTGATAGGAGAGAATAATTCTGTAATGCGTACTATCTCTGCTTTATGTTCATCAAATGCTGGAGTTGTCTTTAAATATAATTCTGTTTTTTTACCAATTCTTATATTTAATTTTTCAAACCAACCAGAGGATTCACAAAAACAATCAAGGAACCATGTCCCTGTTTTCACTCGGAGCTGTAGGTTCCAAGGTATCCATGGGTCGACCTCTGATTTATTGAAGAGTACTTGCATACTCTTGCGCTTATATTCTGTACCTTTGGCTTGATGCCAATAGTTTTCTTTTAATACAGTAAATAATCCCGGGGCTGTCTTCTCGTAGTACCTCATTTGACATTCAGCTTCTAGTGCCTGACCAATAGCTTGAGCGATCTTGACGATCTTGCTGTTGTCTTTCTTGTAGCTGAATACCTTATCAAAGGTAATCTTACATGTGATAGCCGCTTGAGATTCACTATCGATAGCATCGAGGAATGGAAGTATCTCCATGAGATGTCCAGCTCCTTTCACAGCTATCTTTTTTCTTTTCTCTTTTTTTAAATTTATCTGTTCAATTATTAACGGAAGGAGAGTATCAATACTCGCCGAGCCGAAGACCGTGGCTGAAGCATAATCTTTTTCAAGTAATTTCTTGGTATTAGATCTGATCTTTTCTAGTCCACCGCTTATTTGTCTACGCTCGAAACTCTCCTGTCTTTCTAGATCAGCAGGAAGCATTTAGTTCTATGGATTTTTTAATTGGACGTATACTAAGGTGTATAATTATAAAAGTATTGAAAATAAAAGGACCTCAGCGATTATGCTGAAGTCCGATACCATTATGAATTTTAAGTTATGCGGTTTTTAAGTCCGGCGCGTCTACCAATTCCGCCACACTCCCAAGGCTTTTCAGCGAATTTAGTATAACAGACACGCTTAACATATCTCATAAAATCCAGTAAATGGAAACATTGTAGTATCTACGGATTCGATGGAACTATTAAAATTCCAGCTTATTCATAGAGTTTCTTTTGCCATCATCAGTTGGCTTGGCATATACCATTGTTGTCTGAAGATGACGGTGACCTAATATGCTCATTAGATCAATGGGTGGGCATCCACCAGCAAGTTGCCAAGTAGCAAAACTATGTCTTAAGCAATGGAATACGTATGTCCCATCATCTGGGAAGTCCATGTGTTTATGTATTAGTTGACCAAATTGCCAACGCACAGCATCAGCATTATTCCAGTCATTACCAAATACTTTTACACCGGGGTAACCCTTTGGTGGAGCATCTTCGCATCGCTTGATGAGTGTGGAACGTAGCTTTGGATGTATTGGTACACATCTAGCTTCTTCATTCTTAGTCATTTCAACATTGATAACGCCAAGATTGAAATCCACAGCCCATGCCGGTAACTTAAGTAACTCACTTAATCGCATACCTGTTAAGGATGCTGCGAGGATTAAGTCATGCAAGTCGTCCCTGAACATGTAGTCCTTGGATATGCGTAGCATTTCCTTAACTTGTTCTTTGGTGTAATACTTGCGAACAGTTTTGTCACGTTCCTTTCTACGTTTAAAAGGAGTGGGAAGATCAAAGGTAATAACATCATTCTCTTTACAGTATTTAAGTACCATTGAGACTGCCGATATAAACCTATTAATAGTGGCATTCTTTTTACCTTCTTCTTCAAGTGATGTACATATATCAGTCATTAGAGCTTTCGA